CGCGATTGTGAGCTGCTGTGCAACAGTGCGTGCCATCGTCGCTACCGCCACCGCCACCACCTCCACCTCCACCGCCACCGCCGCCAGTGGTAGTTGTTGTAGTTGTGGATGTAGTTGATGTGGTGTTCCGAGCGTCTTCGCGCTCATCAACCAAATCATTAAGCTCTTCAGTCCACTCGCCGCCGCTGTCTTTCAATGCTTTGTTGATGTCTGCTTGAATTTCTGCTTCTGTTCGGCCACCACCTCCACCTCCAGTGGCAGTGGATCCTCCGCCACCTGTTGTAGTGGATCCTCCGCCACCAGTAGATGGGAGATAGTCGTCTATGTTCGTTAAGACGTCGTTTATGAAATCATCATTATCGTCTGGGGCGTATGTGACTCCATAATCATTGTCGTCATTGTTTGAAGTCGTGGTTGTAGTTGTGTTGATATAATCAGCGAATCCTGGATCAACTTCCCCTTCATCATAGCCGAAGGTCACGCCTGAAGGTTGCGTTCCTCCGTCATCGCCTGTTGTTAAGTCAAGCTCTGGTGTGTCAGTTTCAGGGACTTTGATTGAAGGCGCAACATAGTTGTCTGGGTTCGCGATGACATCTTCAATGAATGTTTCGTTGTCGTCTGGAGTCAGAGTCATGGTGCTGCCACTATCGTCATCATCGTCGCCGTAAAGAAAATCTGCATAAGCAACTGCTGGGTCGGAGCTTGCAACCTCGTAATCACCACCCACGAATGTCGGGTCGTCGTCCTCAGTGTAACCGAAGTTCATGCTTGACAAGTCTGGGTCGGAAGAGGTCGGCAACTCTGGAGCCAACAATGATTCAATTTCTTCGTCGCTCATAGTCCCGTCATAGTCGTTGTTCAACAGCGGATCGATTAAGTTCAGAACCGCATTTGCCTCTGTCTGAGAAGTGACATTGCCTGAACCGATGTTGTCGGTCAAGTTCAACAATGCATCAGTGTAATTGTTGGCCAACACTGACAGCCCATCGTCTTCTTCGTCTTCTTCAGGGAAGAATGGCGTATTCGCGCCAATTTCTTGCTGAGTTGAACTGAACGAACCACCATATGTTATCGGCCTATCGTCACCTTCGAGGATTACGCCTTCACCGAGTGGGTCGCCATACAGCTGATAGTTTTCCGAACCTGCGATGAAATCAGAAACTTGCGGCGTGTTGACGCCTGTCCCGTATTCAACTAAGTTGCCAGACTCGTCAACGCCGACCATGCCTGTGGTGCTGGATACGACTGGATCTGTATCAAACTCGCCGAGCTCGCCAATTCCATAAATATCAGGCGTTACGATTGTGCCTTGGCCGAGTGGGTCGCCATACAGCTGATAGTTCTCCAACCCTGCAACAAAATCAGAAACGCCTGCTCCTGGAGTTGTGTCAGGCAACTCTGAAACGGCGATCTGCCCACCATCACTTGAAACTGTTTCAATGCCGCCTACGTTGCTGTGTGGGTTGATGAATCCTGTTGGGCCAATGTATGGCTCGTCCCCGAACAACTCGTTAGCAATCATTCCGAGCATGCCGCCAGACTCAATGTAAGTCCCAATCGCATCGCCAATCATCTCAGGGATTGTTGTTGGCTCTGGGTCAGCGACTACGGTTGTGTAACCTGCGGCTGTGGCCAATGCTGGGTCTACTTCGCCGATCCCGTAACCGATATCAACAATTGATCCTTGAGGGTTCGCAAAGGTGTCGCCAGCCGAGAAAACATCTGTGCTGTAATCGCTGACATAGTCTGTGCCGCCCAGTGAGCTGCCCACAGGGAAGTCTGAAGCTGAATAAACACCATCGTCAAATTGATCTAGCGGGAAGTTTTGCGCCTCTGCGACTGCTTGGGTTGTGTCGCTGAAAGAATCTGGGCCAATGGTTCCGACGTATTGATTAGTCAAGTCTGAAACAAAAGCACCACCATAATCAATGTCAGGATTGAAAGCCTGCAGATCTTGGCCAGACTCGTAAAGCATATCGCTCGGGTCGGAAGCTGCAATGATTACGTCTTGACCTTCTGGGCCACCGATGCCTGTGATTACGTCCGCAACATTCTCGTCATTGTAAAGATCAATAAGTGCATCTTCGTCGTAAACATCAACGAACCCATCACCGTCTGTGTCACCGATTATCGTGTCGTCAACAATCGTCGTGCCGTAATATGCTGCTGTGTCGTCTGAGTTGACAACGCCATCGCCGTTAATGTCGCCGACAACGCCTGTGCCAGTATCAGTGCCAGGAATGACAGGTTGAATCGGAACAATGTCTTCAGTCCCGTAAACTGGCAAAATGCCAAACATCCCGAAAGTCGATCCTGGGCTCCATCTCTGGCCATAGATTGGTGCTGCGCCACCGCCCAAACGACGTAAGGCAAAAGGATCTCCACGACCTAAACCTGTGAAGTAACCAGATTCGTTGTCGTCCTCAAAAAGAGCTTGCTGAAATAAACTGCGTGGGGCTGGTGCTACTGCCATGCTAACCTCTCATCGGAAGATTCGGTGGGATGCCTTGCGCCATCATCATTTCTCTGTCGCTGATCGCGCCACCGCCCATAGGTTGAGCTGGGGGTGCTGCTGGGGCTGCAGGTTGGGCAGTTCCTGCCATGAATGAACTCAATGCGCCCATGGGTTGCTCTTGACCGCCCATGCGACCACGCATCTCTTCAATTTTGCTTTGTAGGTAACTCATCATTGACTCTTGCGAGTTTGGATCGAGATCTTGAGTTGGTGCGCCACCTTGAGGAGTCATTTGAGGAGATGGGGGCAGCGCACCCATGCCTTGAGGCATTTGTTGACCGCTGAATGCTGCGGGGTTCACTGGAGCCATAGGCAGGACTTCTGCCGATGCCCTAGATATCATTTGGTCGATTGTTTCTGGCATCTTTCATCATCTCCATTTGTAACTTAGCAGCATTCTTTTCGCGTTCAATTTGCAAGTCTGCCTCCAACTTGGCGATCTTTGCTTGAAGTTCCGCGTTTGATTTTTGCTGATTAATGTCAAGCTGCTGCTGCGCTTTGGCTTGATCGATCTGAATGTCGGATTGTGCTTTGGCTTGATCGGCTGCAATCTCTGCTTGGGTGCGTTGTTGCAAGGCTTGTGCCTCGAGCTCTGCGAGTTGCTTGGCGTATTGAAGTGTGCCTTGCTGACCTTGGCCTTGTTGGCCCATCTGCTGAAGTGCACGGATTGGCGCCATCTGCGGAGCTTGCGCAACGACCTGAGCAGCACGCTGAGAAATAAGCATGTCCATTTGCGGGTCGATGTCGTCCAACTTGAACTTAGGATCGCGCACATTGGGCAGATTCGGCAACGGCATGCCGATCGCGCCTTCCATGCGCTGACGATACAACAATGCTACGTGTTCGGCCATGTGGGCAATCAGTATTGGTTGCATTGCCTTGGCTGCTGGGTTGCCAGCGAGCGATGGGTCTTGCATGAATTGCATGTGAACTGCGAGGTGTGCTTCGTGATCTTGCTCTGGGAAAGCCTTGATTGGCTTGCCATACATGACACTCATGTTCTCGTCGATTGGGTTGGTGCGTGGTGCTTCTTCTGGTTTCTTCAGAACTTCGTCAATGTTAGGTATGCGGATCGCCTCATACATACGCTTGTAGGCTTCATACAGATCATGGAGCTGAGGAGCTGCACGAGCCATCTCAAGGATTGCCTGAGCTTGTGCGATCCGCTGGGCAGTGCTAAAGATGTTCGGGTCGCTGACGGGAATAATGTCAATGCGCTGATTAAAGTCTAATGCATAAACTGTCTCTGAAGCTCCCGCAACGGCGAACTGGAAAGACTCTGGAAGGTTCTCAGCGTTCAACTTAGCCAGCAGTTTAAATTCTTGTCCTTGTGCATAGTGTAGACGTTTATGAATCGCTGAGAATGATTTTGAACCTTGTTCGATCAACGCAACAGTTGACCCGACAGGTGCATTGGGATTGACATCGCCGACATTCAAGTCAGCAGTGCTTGCGAACCTTTGGCCAGCGCCAGTGATCAGCCCCAACAGTTGGAACAATGTGCTTGAAGGTTCTTTGAATGGGAGAGGCATGACTGCTTTGTTGACATCGTCAACTGTTGCGTCAAGGTCAACAAACTCTCCAGGATTGACTTCGATCTCACCGCCACTGACTCTGCCTTTCAGCTTAAAGCCACCTTGCATGTTTGCGAAGGCTGCTGAGTCCAACAATGCGCGCAATGCGCCAGTGGCTGCTTTGCCCAGACCGCCGATCATGTGATATAGGCCGAAACCATAAAAACCAAGACCAGGAAGGAACTTATAACTGACGAACCAATCTCTGCGCTTGTGATCAGGATCACCATCTTCCCAGTTGCGTCTGATTGACACAATCTTTTCGGAATCGTAATCAAGCGTAATGACGTATGGCAATGCGACTAGGTTGTCGCTGTCCTCGTCCTCAATGCCGTCAACACCCTCAAACGCCTCGTAAACATGCATCTCTAACAAGGTCATGACCTCGTCTTGCGCATCTTCAGCATATGGGTTTACACCTTCAATGTCAAAGGTTGTATCGCCTGATGGGTCAATGCCATCGCCTGAATAATCAGTCGGGCGATACCATCCCGCCTCAACATAACGATTGTAGTCGTTTTTGGGCATGCGGATGACATGGGTGTAGCGGATTGATGTGTGGATGTCGGTGCTTTCTGGCGCAACAACAAAGTCTTCAGCCTTGACGAACTTTGAGCATTGGCGATTGAGCGTTGAATCCCACCACACCTTTTTGAACGTCTGGCCAACCAATGGTAAGTGGAAAAGCATCTGATCAAGGTCAGGGAAATACTCAGGCATCTGCTCCATGATTTGGTAGTTCATGAAGTCTTTGACACGACGAGCTTGATCTTCTGTTTCTTCGTTGGGTTCGCCAATGATAACTGTGTTGACTGGGCCACCTGCGGGATACAACTCGGCGATGGCTCGCGCGTTGAACTGAGTAGCTGCCTCGGCGATCATTGGGTGAACAACTGTGCTGAGGCCACGTGATGCGCGTTCTTCTTCAGACTCCTCAAGCCCACCTTCAGGATCAAGCGTCTTCAAGCCTTTTTTGTAACGCTCTTCCCACTCGGATCGTGCCGACCTGTCGCCTTCATAATATTTAACAAGCATTGATGACTTGCGGTCAAGCTCTCGCTCGTCAATGAACTCTGCAAGGTTAGCGTCAAACGCCATCTCAGGTTCAGCAAAAACATCGTCAAGTGCAGGGTCGCCTATCAGAACCTCATCTTCACCAAACGCCTCAACCTGAAGATCGTCTGCTGGAGCAGCTTCCGCAAAGGGAATCTCGTCTGGTTGTATCTTGATGGGTTGTCTAGCCATACATCGTCACCCTTTTTCTTGGCAGCTCGTCGTCATACTCTTCAAAGTCTTGTGAGTGAGTGACAAACCAACCTTTCCGTAGTCGCAACCACGCCTGCGTGCATGTGTCAACTATATCGTCATTGTCACCTGCAGGAAAGGCTGCGCAGATATCTATTAAATTTTTAGCCCATTTTTTGTCAGAAGGAAAGTAAATTCTGCCATCTTCTAAAAGAGCAGAGCTTGCATGGGCTCTTGCTTCCTTGTCGCGGTCTGGTGAATATTCAAGAACTGGCACACCCGCCATGCGCAAATCTTGTATCAAACTTTGACCAGAAGCCTTCTTCTCAATCAACACCGCGTCAGGGTCAAAGTCCTCATACGACTCTTGCGCGATGCGCCTCAGCTCTGGATAAGTAACTCTGTCATACCACATATCAAGAACTATAGCGTTAATTTGGCCATTGCGCTTGAAAACTCCCCATGTTGTGCGAGCGGAGTATGATGTTTTTTCTTTTGTTGAGAATGCAGTGTCCCAAGATTGCAGCACATATTCAATCTCAGGCAGGTCGTCACTTTCCCAAGGCACCCACCACTCTGCTTTCAAAATACCGCCACCTTTGGGCATTGGTCGCTGTTGTAACTGACCAGCAGCAGCATAAGTCCCGAGCGAACGCTCAAGATTGCTGAGGGTTTGCTCGTCAATACGTTCTGGCCAAAGCAAGTCACCTTCCCGAGTGCGTGGGTCGGTGAAACCGAGAGATGAGCGCGTATGCGAAGGATGACCAACCTCATAACGCGCAGGCAAACACAAATGATCCCAATCATCATACTCATTGGCCAAAATGTGCCCTGTTAAATCATTCTCATGAACACGCTGCATAATTATGACGAAGGCACCTGTCTTTGGGTCATTGAGACGAGTCTGCATCGCCTGATCCCACCATTCCAGAACACCCTCCCGCACAGCGGAACTTTCTGCCTCCCGAACATTGTGTGGGTCGTCAATCACGATGATGTCGCCACCTTCACCAGTCAACGCACCATCAACCGAAGTTGCAATCCTGTGGCCAGTCTTGTCGTTCTCAAAGCGTTGCTTTTGGTTCTGGTCACCTGTCAGCTTGAATGATTCGCCGAAGTGAGTTTGATACCATGGGCTGTCAATCAGACGCCTACATTTTACCGAGTCTCTTACGGAAAGTGATGATGCGTATGACGCAAACAAGAAACGCTTCTGCGGCTGGATGGTCCACGTCCATGCGGGCAATGCAACTGCCACCGAGATTGATTTCATGTGACGAGGAGGAATGTTGATGATCAGACGTTTGATGTCGCCTTCAACTACAGCCTGAAGGTGGTCAGATATTGCGTCAATGTGCCAGTTGTCGTGAAACTCGCGTCCTGGTTCAATCGTTGGCCAAGAGTTGCGTGTGAACTCCTTCAACGATCTCCTCATCTTCTCCGCTCGAATCTCCGTCAATGACAGCGTGTTCAAGAACTCGTTCAATTGCATTTAGGTCATTGTCCGTCAGTTTGCTTATGTCTAGCACTTTTCTTTCTTCAATCTGTGCTTTTACTTCCACTGCTTTTAAATCAGGCACGCATTTACCGAGGAGGGTCTTTGCGGCCATGACGCGTAACTCTGGGTCTGCGGAAATGTTACCAGCTTTTGTGGCCAATCCGTCAGGATCCTTAACATAAACAGGGAATATCTCTTTGCCAGCCATCACATCGCTCAAAAAACCAACAGGATCTGCTTGGCC